ACCACGAGCCGAGTTTACTGATGCACTCGTTACTGTTCGTATCGATGACGGTGGGGGGATATCCCAAATCATCGACTTACCGTTCCGACGCGCTCAAGAAGGACGTCGATGGCGTAGCTACTCTATCCTGAGCGAGATCAATTGCCTAACCTTGGACTTCTTGCAGCCATTCACAGGGGAAAGTCCCTGCGGGAGAGCGCGACTGTCATGTCACGCGCAACTGCGGCCCTGAACCACCGGCCCATCCAGCCGGGGCGTTCGAACTCAGGGATTCTCCGGGACGACGATGGCAGCGCCACGATCGACGACCGCGTTCCCCTCGATCGACCGTGTCGGGTCGTCATCCCCCTCGAAGATGATTTTGATCATTGTCGGGAGTTCCCTCTCTCCCGCCTGCACGCTCGCCACCCGGCTCCGCGACGCCGGCGTGATCCCGAGCTCCGCCATGTAGCGCCCCATGAGTTCGAGCTGCTTGTTCGAAACGGAGAGCCAGGGCGATTGCTGCACGTAGCCCGATGGCGTCTTCAGCATCACCGGGGTCTCCTTCAGCTTCTCCTCCGCCTCCACCCAGCGACCGTAGGCCTGGCAGTAGGCCGCGAGGGCCGCGCGGTCCACCGTCGTCAGCACGCCCATGTCGTAGAGCGTCTCCGCGATCCGGTCCCACTCCGCCTGTGCCACCGCCGAGAGGTGCGGCGGGCAGTCGGGCAGGCCCTCCGGCGGACGCGGCTCGGCATGGTTGTAGCCCCGCTTGCCCGGGTTGCCGTTGCTGCGCTTGACCGCCGTCGGCAGCGGCTTCCGGCCACGCATCACCGGCCTCCCGTGACCAGAGATTGACCCGCGGGCTGCCCAAAGGCCACCTTCAGGCTGCTGGAGACGAGGCAGGCGGCATTCAAGGCGACCAGACGCATACAGAGCGGAGACGCAGTCATGCCGCCTCTCCCACCCGCTCGAGGGCCACCTCTGCAAAGGTCGCCCCCTGCCCCGCCAGCACGGCCTCCTGCCCCGTGAACGCCTCCCACCGCCGCACCGCCACGTCCACGTAGGCGGGGTCGAGTTCGACCGCCAAGCACGATCGCCCCGTGGTCTCGGCCGCGATGACGGTGCTCCCGGACCCCGAGAACGGCTCGTAGACCACCTGCCCCGGGCTCGAGTTGTTCAGGATCGGCCGGCGCATGCACTCCACCGGCTTCTGTGTGCCGTGGATCGTCGTGGCATCCTGGTCCCGGCTCGGGATGTGCCAGAGCGTCGACTGCTTGCGATCCCCGCTCCAGTGGCCGGTGCCTCCCTTCCGCACCGCGTACCAGCAGGGCTCGTGCTGCCAGTGGTAGTGCCCGCGGGAGAGGACGTGGCGCTCCTTGGCCCAGATGATCTGCGAGCGGACCTCGAAGCCGGTCGCCGCGAGGCTCTCCGCCACGGTCGTCGCGTGCAGCGCCCCGTGCCAGACGTAGGCCACGTCGCCCGGGAACAGCGCCCAGGCCTCGCGCCAGTCCGCCCTGTGGTCGTTGAGGACTTTGCCCGTCCGCTTCGTCTCAGAGGCCCCCGCCCTGTTGCGCCAGTCGGGGTCGTAGTTCACACCGTAGGGCGGATCGCTCACCATGAGATGCGGCCGCACGCCGGCGAGCACGCGCTCCACGGTCGCCGGGTCCGTCGAGTCACCGCAGATCAGGCGATGCCGCCCCAGCACCCAGACATCCCCGAGCCGGGACACCGGCACCTCCGGCGGTTCGGGCGTCTCCTCTTCCCGCGGGTCGGGCTGCCCCCGGTTGAGAAGGGCGTCGATCTCGCCCGCGTCGAAGCCCAGCGTGCCGAGGTCGACCCCGAGGTCCGACAGGTCGCCGAGTTCCAACGCGAGGAGCGCACTGTCCCAGCCGGCCTGCTCGGCGAGCCGGTTGTCGGCGAGGATGTAGGCCTTCTTCTGCGCCTCGGTGAGATGCGCCAGTTCGATCACCGGCACCGTCGCCAGTCCCAGTGTCCGTGCCGCCACAACCCGGCCGTGGCCCGCGATGATGCCGTTCTCGCCGTCGACGAGCACAGGGTTGGTGAAGCCGTACTCCCGGATCGAGCCCGCAATCAGCGCGATCTGCGCCTCGGAATGCGTCCGGGCATTCCGCGCATACGGGATCAGATCGCCCACCGCCCGGTGCTCGATCCGCAGTCCCTGCCCTTCCACGAGCGCCTTCGCATCCTGTACCGTCCTGCCCATCGCGCGCCTCGCCCGTGACCCCCGCCTTCGGAATTACGCGGGGCGCTGCCTGCCTGCGAGACGCAGTATATCACTGGGCTAAATCTCTGTAATCATGACATTAATCGACAAACGCTGCCATTCCCCGTCGCATTTGACGCTCTTTGCATGACCTGGCCAGGCTTCCACCACGCTCGCCTTGGCAGGTCGGGGGCCGAAACATTCCCCCGCCAAGATTATGGCCAATTCCACGGCTAGAACGAAAACCATGCCGGAGGCGCCAAAGCAGCGGAGGGATGTACCTGGTGCGGTTCCTTGCTCTGTTTTTCCTCGCGTCGATGGTGCTCGTCACCATTGAAAAAGCGATGTTCACGATCAGTCCGGAACAAGATGCCGTGGTACTTCGGTTGGGCGAAGTTGATCGTGTTGTCGGCCCCGGCTTGCATTTCCGCTTGCCGATCGTCGAACAGGTGGTCGTCTACGAGACCGTATGGGAACGACAGCTGATCCTGAGGGGCCCTTTCGAGTTCGCCGGCTGCCCCGTCCAAGTGGAGGCCGTGTACAGCATTGGGGATGTCCTGAAGCTTCATGAGGTGGGCAGCGAGATGGCTGCACTGCACATCCTCAAGGAGTGGATTAGGAATACGATGGCCGCGAGCAGATCGGGGACGACCGTCGAGGAGGTCACGTTGCAGATGCGCCGCGAACTGGGAGACCTACGTCCTGCCGGTCTGCGGGTATCGTATCTCTCTGTCATTCCCGAGAAATGCGGTGCCTGACCTCGCTTGAGTGCCCGCGAATGAACGGCACTGGCAGCCCCTCATGTGAGTTGCTGGCGTTTGCTTCGGAACAAAGGATGCGTTCAGGCGATGAGGTCGTCCCGCGACCGGCCGCCAGCGAGCGCTTCTTTGAACCATTGTGGTTGACGGCCACGACCGGACCACGTCTGCTCCGGGTTCTCGGGATTGCGGAATCGAGCCCCGGACTGCTCGTCCTTTCGTCGCGTTGACTTGTTTCCGGTGACTTCGTCGAGGGAGAACCCAAACTGCCGTGCTGCGCCTTCTGCCGCTTCGCGCGCCTTCTTCAGATTCTGGGATGCAACTCTCTTGATTGCCCTCTCGACGTCCAGCATGAGCGCCTTCAGTTCATCAATACTCAGCTTTTCGAGGTCGTGCTTTGCTACCATGGATTTTTCCCCGAGTTATCAGTTGCATTAGCGTGACCATTCCATACCCGCGCGCCAATAACAACTATCCTCTGAAGTTCAGCTGTCACGCATGGAGGACACATTCAGATCGAAGATCGGCCCGAACAACCTGAGGCGCGTATCAGGACGCGCCGGAATGTTTGAAGCGGCGAGGTGCGATGCGCTGACTTCAGGTGCCCTTGGATGATATGGGAAACGACAGTTCGCAGTGCATTGACGGTCAAGTTGCTGCCGGCGCGCTCGCTCCCTGACGGCAGCGCGCCGGCGCTCGATCCCAGATAAATCATCGCAGCGCCCCTGTGTCGGTTGGTGAGTCCTTGAGCGAAGGCATAGGACGACCAGCCCCGGCAACTTGCCGAGGCCGGTCCCGCTGCCCTCAGCTGTCCGTGTCGGTCGGAGCCGCCCCGTCGCTTCAGGCCCTCGAGGTCGCTGTGACCCTCGCCCCGAGGTCGGCCGCAACTTGAGACACCGGGTCTGGTGCCTGGGGACGCGCTTCGGCCTTTCGGACTGCGCCTGGCATTTGTCCCCGCCCCGTGGTGTGCCTGCTCGATCCTGATGCCACGGTCATATCAACCCTCCACCAGGCGAGACCACCGCGGAACTGAGCACCCACGACGGCACCGCCATTGTACCATTTCCACCTAAGTTATTGATAGATAGTCATTTTATGTCATTCTACGCCATCCGCCGACAGACCCCGACAAGCATGAGCGTCGAGGTCAGCAGATCGCCAGCGGCGACGAATCACGCCTGTAGCCAAGTGGGTCACGGCAAGGCAGTATTTGTCGGCGGGCTGTGCGTGGCGGTGGCATCGCTCGCTTTCGGTCGTACTGGAAGGGAGGTCCGGCACGATGGGTCACATTCACCTCGGCGTCCTGCCTAACAGCAGAAAATGGAAGGACGTTGTCGCCCTCCTCTCGGAGGGAGCGCCCGCAGCTGACGTGATAGCCGCGAGTGCAGCAGCAGCCGAAACCGAGCTTCTCGCCGCAGCCGATGACCCTGTCTTCGTCGAGGCCATTCGCCTCCTTGCCACCATCCCGGCGGCCGCACGAGCCGAGGACTTCGGTCTGGCCCTCCGCGAGGCGGACATACCGGCAGTCGGAACACCCGACCTGCTGACACTCGTGGCCGCCGCCGGCACCCGCCTTGATGCAATTGCGCGAGCACGGCCGACGGCCAGCGACATCGGGGAACTCGCGCGTCGGGCGTTGCTATCGACCCTGTCGCTTCACATAGGCGATCAGTTGCCCGGGCTCCTCGACACCACGCCTCAGGATGTCCAGCGTGCGGCGGCAACCCTGAGCAACTCCCGCGCCTTCTCGTCCTACACCCGGTCGTTCTTCAACCGGCTTCTCTCCGAGGCTTTGCGCAGCTGGCTGGACCGGACGCTTTCTGCGCAAGTCGGGCCCGACAGGTACTTTTCCGGCGTCCGGGATCGTGCTGCCTTTGACCAGGCGCTCGCACAGTACAGCAGCGAGGCAACACGGATCATTCGGGAGTTCGCCAGCGGCTGGTACGGCAAGACCCTCCACCGTGAAGGGCACATCGATACCCGCCATGCGGCCGCCTTCGGCGCGGTCTGCTTCAAGAAGATCACCGAGGAGCTGCGCGTGACCCGAGTCAGCGATGCCTGACAGCTTCGTCGATTGCCCGGTCAAGGGAGAAGTCCGGCGCTTCCCGATCATTTTCGAGGGCGCCAGGCGTACGTTCACAATCGGTCCTGACCGGATCGAAGCGCAGTTGGTTTCGCCCATGAACCCTTTGCTTCGCGACCTTCTGGAGGTGGCGTGTTCCGTCTTCGCCGCGGACAGCGAGTTCTCCCGGGGAGGATCTGTCCGAAAGGACATGGGAGCGGCATGGTCTCGCGACTTCGCCTTCACGTTGGCTGTGCGCCGCCCTGAGGTTTGGAACAGCCCCGAAGTTCGGCAGGCGCTTATCGAAACGGTTGAGTTCCTGACCGGAGACCGCGCGTCGTTTCAGTTCGTCGCGAAGGAAGACGGAGTTCGCCCGATCGAGTTTCTTAGGTTCGAGCCGACGGAGAGCCCGTTTCATGCAGCCGAGGTTATCCTGTTCTCGGGAGGCCTCGACAGCTTCGCGGGAGCCTTGGAAGCCCTGTCTACGCGTGACGACAAGGTCGTTCTCGTAACACACCGATCGGCGCAGAAGGCGATTACGCGGCAGGTCGAGCTCGGAAACTACCTCGCCGATAACTTCCCTGGCCGTGTTCTCCACATCCAGGTCCAGGCAATCCGGAAGGGACATGAAAGCCGGGAGAGTACCCAGCGCTCCAGGTCGCTGCTCTTTGCGTCCCTTGGCTACGCCGTCGCGCAGATGCTCGGGGCGTCGAAGGTCAGCTTCTACGAGAATGGCGTGGTCAGCCAGAACCTTCCGATCAGCCCGCAGGTGATCGGGACGATGGCAACCCGCACAACACATCCGCTCGCCCTCGTGAAACTGGAGAGGCTCTTACACGCTCTCGACGACAGCCGCATTCCGATCCGGAACGGCTTTGAATGGCTGACCAAGAAGGACGTGGTTGAGAAGATCGCGACCTACGGCGCGAGCGACAGGATCAGCAAAGCGGTCAGCTGCACGCGCCTTCGGGATCAGGACAACCTCAAGACACATTGCGGCGAATGCTCCCAATGCCTGGATCGCCGGTTCGCCATCCTGGCAGCTGGCCTCGAGCGGTATGACGAGAGCTTCCATTATGGCACGGACGTGCTGCGCGGGGCACGAGAAACAGACCTGTCCCGAACGATGGCACTGGACTGGTCACGACACGCATGGCGTCTCGCAGATCTAGATTTCGAGGCTTTCTATCAGACGTACACGAGCGAGCTCTCGCGGGTGCTGGAAGGCCATCCGAAGCTGTCATCGGCCGAGATCCTCAGGCGCAGTCATGCAATGCAGCAGCGGCACTCGGAAGTCGTGAGGAGCGTAATCCGAGAGCGGGCTGCTAGCGTTTTTGATCCCGAGGTTCCGGACACGTCGCTGCTGAAGATGTTCCGGGTCGACCTTCTTGGCTTCGAAGATGCCGTCGGGGCTACCGCGGCAGACTCTCGGTCGACGAGCTATGATGGGCAGTTCACGGAGGATGTCAGGTTTCGCCCCGACCGACCCGAGGTCGCCTTCTATGAAGAGAGGAATGCCAAGGTGGTGGCGATCGGCGGCCTCGGCTCCGTCCGAGGTTCGCCAGCGACGGTGCCACACGCCCTCAAACCTACGTTCGAGAAGGACCGGGACGCCGGGCTTGATGGGTCCAAGTTCCGTTACACGCCGCTCCGGGATCTCGCGCAATCCGGCGATCGCGGCAAGAATGCCGTCCACCAGAGGGTCAGCCGCTGTCGGCGGGCGTTCGGTGAGTTCTACGCGGCCCTGTCGGAGGAACCGCTGCCAGATCAGTTCTTGATCCAGATCAAGGACGGCGAGGGATACCGTCTGGATCCACAGATTCGGATCATTGGCCGTCATCAGCTCTCTGATCACCAGGAAGCGGCAGACGACCGCAGGTCAGAGAAGACCTTGTCAGCAGAACGGGGCAATCTGTCAGCACCTCCGGCTTGACAGCCTGTGTTTGCTGGGTCCCAACGGGGCTGTTTGTCAGCGCAATGAGTGCGCCGCGTCAGGCGCCCGATGCTGCGCAAGCCGCTGAAAATGCCGACAATCCACTCCACAGCCCGACCTCGGGTGACATGTGGAGACGCAAATGGCCATCGAGCAGAAGTCGTCGCCGTGGATCAACCTGTCGGCTCTGATCACGGAGCGGGACCTGGCAGAGCGATGGCACAAGTCCACGAGAACTCTTCAGCGGTACAGGGCTGACGGCACCGGGCCGGTCTGGCTCCGGATCGGCGGGAACGTCCTGTACCGACTGTCGGATGTCCTGGCCTTCGAAGAGGGCTCACGGCGCGAAGGGGCGGCGGAATGAACCCGCTCCACCCCTCTCACCTGTCCCCGCTGGAGCGCCGCCGCGAGCTCTGCACGATCCTCGCCCGCGGCGTGGTTCGCCTCCGCCTGCGGCAGTCAAGGGAACTATCTGCAGACACCGGAGAGAGTTCGCTTCACTCCGCGCCTGACCGGAGCGGTCATGCAACCCGGACCAACCGGAGAACCGCATGACCAGCCACGATCCCATCCCCGCGCGCCTCGCCGCGCTGAAGACCACGACGACGCCGGACCTCAAGCGGCAATGGCGCGACCTGTTCGACAGCGAGCCGCCGCCCTTCAACCGGCGCTACCTCGAGAGCCGCCTCGCCTACCGCATCCAGGAACTAGCCTACGGCGGGCTGAGGCCGGAGACCATCCGGCGGCTGGAGAGGCTGGGCGAGGAACTTGACGGCGGCGACCGCAAGAAGAGCCGCATCCGCGCGGACGCGATGCCGATCACCGGGACGCGGCTCCTGCGCGAGTGGCAGGGCGTCGAGCATGTCGTCACCGTCACCACCGACGGGTTCGAATGGCAGGGGCGGCCCTACAAGTCGCTGTCCGCCATCGCCCGCGCCATCACCGGCACCCGCTGGAACGGCTGGGTCTTCTTCGGCCTCAGGAACCACCGGAGGCGGGTATGAACGAGAAGATCACCCGCAAGCTCCGCTGCGCCGTCTACACGCGGAAGTCCTCCGAGGAAGGGTTGGAGCAGGAGTTCAACTCACTCGATGCCCAGCGGGAGGCCTGCGAGGCCTACGTCGCGAGCCAGCGCTCAGAGGGCTGGGTGCTGGTCCGGGACCGTTACGATGACGGCGGCGTCTCCGGCGGCACGCTGGACCGCCCTGCCCTGCAGCGGCTCATGGCCGACATCGAGGACGGCCTCGTCGACATCGTGGTCGTCTACAAGATCGACCGGCTCTCGCGCTCGCTCGCCGACTTCGCCAAGCTCGTCGAGGTGTTCGACCGGCAGGGCGTCACCTTCGTCTCGGTGACGCAGGCCTTCAATACCACCACATCCATGGGCCGGCTGACGCTCAACATCCTGCTGTCCTTTGCACAATTCGAACGGGAGGTCACCGCGGAGCGCATCCGGGACAAGTACGCCGCCTCGCGCCGGAAGGGCATCTGGATGGGGGGCAATCCGCCCTTCGGCTACCGGGTCGCGAATCGCAAGCTGGTGGTGGTGCCGGAGCGCGCCGATCTCGTGCGGCGGGTGTTCGACCGGTTTATCGAGACCGGGTCCTCCACGCTCATCGCCAGCGAGCTCGCGGCGCAGGGGATGCTCACCCCGAAGGGCAACCCGATCGACAAGAAGTTCGTCTACCGCATCCTGAACAACCGGGCCTACATCGGCGAGGCGGTGCACAAGGGTGACAGCTACCCCGGCGAGCACGACGCCATCATCGACCGCGAGATCTGGGACCGGACCCGCATCATCCTGCACGAGAGCCCGCGCAAGCGCGCGTCGAACACGCGGGCGCAGACGCCGGCGCTGCTCAAAGGGCTACTGTTCGGTCCGGACGGGGCGGCCTTCTCGCCGACGCACACCCGGAAGGGCGGCAGGCTCTACCGCTACTACGTCAGCCAGACCGTGCTGCGGCGTGGTGCAGGTGCCTGCCCCGTGGGCCGTGTCCCGGCCGCGGAGATCGAAGACGCCGTGCTGGGGCAGCTTCGGGCGGTGTTCCGGCAGCCTGAGGTCGTGGCGGGCACCTGGAAGGCGGCACGGGTGCAGGACGGGGAGATCGCGGAACACGAGGTTCGGGCGGCCCTGCAGCAGCTCGATCCGCTGTGGGACGAACTGTTCCCGGCGGAGCAGGCACGCATTGTGGCGCTGCTGGTCGAACGGGTCGACATCGGCACGGACGGCTTGAACGTTCGGCTGCGCATCGACGGCCTCGGCGGCTTCGCGTGCGAGATGGCGGCCGGCGACATTGGAGAAGCGGCATGATCCGTGCGGCAGTGATCGCCGAGACGGTGACGCTGCACATTCCGTTCCGCGTCGTGAAGCGCGGCGGGCAGAAGGAGATGCATCTGCCGGAAGGTGCCGCACAGCCGCGAAGGCCGAACAATACGCTGGTCAAGGCGCTGGCGCGCGCGTTCCGGTGGAAACAAATGCTGGAGTCGGGTGAGTTCGCCACCATCGCAGAACTTGCCGAACGCGAGGGGATCGCGCCGTCCTACATGACGCGGGTTCTGCGGCTGACCCTCCTCGCACCCGACATCGTCAAGGCGGTCGTGGACGGGCGTCAGGGGCCGGAAGTCACACTGGCGCGCGTGCTCGAGCCGTTTCCGGTGGATTGGGCAGAGCAGACGCGTCACTTGGATAATCCAAGCTGAAGCGGTCATTCGTGCGGGCCGCAGCTATCGGCAGCTCCGAGCCCAATTTGGAAGTGCTCTACCTCCGACGCTCGCAGATGCAGCAACGCAGTTCTTCTCTGTCGTCAGCCGCGATGCAGCTTGGAAAGCCGCCGTTCGTGCCAACCGCAGCGATTTTCGAGACGCCGATGTCAGAGTTGCGGACAAACCGGTCACTAGCAATGAAGTCTTGGTGCGGATCAAGCAGCGCGTAGTGCGTTTTATATGGAATGGAGCGCTCTGATGGAGCGACCAGTGTTAGCGTCGCGCCAATCGGCGATGAAAGGAAGACGCTGGATGGACCAAATTTTGACGCAATCAAATGTTCTCAACGCAAGGCTAGTCTACAGGCCAAACCGCACAAACCGAGAACTGCAATGATTACCGAGGCTAAGACCGGAGGCTTCAAGGGCTTCCTAAAGACCGCGGCCCTACTCACCGGGGCGTGGCTCGCGATGAAGCTCATCCTCGCACTCTGGGGCGTCTACAACTCCACAATGATCCTCGAGGAGTTCACCCCGGAGCAGCGAGCCGCCTACGCTAAGTGTGGCGACGACCTCGGCTGCTTCCTCGAGAACGGCGGAGCCATGCCTAAACTATCGCCCACAGAGATTGGAGAGGCCGATACAGGCCCGCAGATGCTGTCACGGGCGCAGGCTTCGACGTCCGTA